ATCTCGCGCAGCCGCTCGGCCATCTCCTTGACCTGCTCCGGCCGGAACCGGCCGAAGGCCCTGACGGCCTTCTCGTGCTTCTTCGCCTGCGCACGCCAATACGCCGCCTGCTGCTCAGGCGTCATGTCCTTGACCGGCGTGTTCAGCGGGTACCCATCAGGGCCCACCTCGGCCTCGGCGGGCGGCTCGTCAGGCTCCTTGCCGCCGGGCTCGGCGTCCGGCACACGGTCAGACTGCCGCCCCCGGCCAGACCGGCGCACAGAACGCTCCGGCCGCCCCTCGCCGGCCTCACCATCACCCTCAGACTCGGCAGCCACCGCTGCGGCAAGCATCGCCTCCGCCGCAGCATCCTCGTCGGAGCCAGCCACAGCCTCCGGCACCTCGGCGGCAGGGGACTCGGACACCACAGATTCAGACACGTCAACTCCCATGCCGGGACCACGGCCGGGGCCCTGACGGCCCAGGCCAACAACACAAAAGGCCGGCAGCCATGACGGCCAACCGGCCCACAAGGGGGCAAGAAAGCCTCAGTTGACTTCCTCCCCACGCCTGAAGGCGGGGGATTCCCGTGGCTGAGGCGCGTTCACGCTGCCTCTACCTTGGGTGGTTGGCGCTTCACAGACCGCCCAACGGCGAGGTCTCCACGCCCTGTCACCGCCAGCCCGGCGGCGAGGATGTTCATGGGCTAACCCCACGGCTGAAGCCGGGGGTCTGCGCCCAAGAATTTCGATCAGCGCTCGAGCGTGCCGTCCGCCTTCCACGTCGGCGGAATCAGCTCCCCGAGCCCTAGCTCACGCGCACGCCGCATGATGAACCGGCGCACCCGAGCGCGCGCCTCCTCGGTGTTCGGCCGCACCCGGCCCACCGCGCGAATCGCGTTCAGCAGATCCTCACGGTTCGCGATCGGGAACCGGCCCGGCCGCGGATCGTCCCTGCCGGTGCGCATCGCCTTGCCCTCGCGGACCAGGCGGCGCATCTCCTCCGCGGTACGGTCAGCCATCCGTCACTCCTCCGACTGGTCGCGGCCCTCCCAATAGCGACGCCACACCCGCCGAGCCTCAGCACCCGAATAACCAGCCGTCACACGCCGCCACTGCTCATACAGGTCCCGGGAATGGCCCAGCCACGCCTCGTCCCGCGACCAGACAGGCGCCGCCACGCAAGCACAATGCGGATGGCTCTGGAACTTCGCCGTGGCCTCGCTGTACACCGGCCCGCGACTGATCAGCATCGCGCAGAACGCGCACGGGTTCGCATCCCCGATCCGGGCCCACCCGATCGCCTCCCGGTCCTCATCGACCGCGCCGAGGATGGTCTGCCGGCCCGCGTCGAGGACGATGCGCTCCATGCTCCCGGCCAGCGCGACCCCGGCGTTCTGCCGAGCCTGATGCTCAGGCAGATCGGCGGACAGAGAACGGCCATACGTGCGCGCGCCGGCGATCTGCGCTGTGGTCTCGATCCACTCCCGCGGCGCCTCAGGAGCAGGCGACGGCACGAACAGGCCCGGAACCCGCGCCTCGGCGCGTGACTCGAGGTAGTAGTTCGTCGCCAACCGGGTCGACTCGCGGCGGAAGCTCGAGATCAGCGCCACCAGCGCGGCGATCAGCGCTTCCCACACGTTCGGGGACCGCGGCTGGTAGGAGTCCAGCCACAGCCGCAGCACGTCACGGGTCACCCGAGCCGCCAGACGCGCCTGCGCGGCACGGTACTGCTCAGCGAGCTGGTTCTGCGACGGCATCCGCAGCCTCCAAAACCCGCTCGCCGCCACCCTCGGCGGCCCCGGCGGACTCACCATCCGGCTGCTCCGGCACGCCAGATCCACCCAGCTGCCGGTCCAGCATCTGGTTCAGCTGCTCCATCGCATCCGCGTCCCGCCGAGCACGCTCCGCGGCCGCCTTCCACCGCTCCACATCCGTCTGCGTGACCCCCGGGATCCGCTCCCACAGCTCCTGAGGCGGCACCTGCAGCATCTGCACGAGCTTCCCGAGCGCATCCACCGTCGAGCTGAGCGACCGGGCCTCCGTGTCACGCCACACAACCTGCGCCGCCGTGTCCTCCCAGCCCTTGCGGTCCCCCGCGGCCAGCGACGCCAGCCGCAGCATCTGCTCGTGCGACTCGCCGAACGAGCTCTTGCGCTCGGCGATCTTCCGCTGCAGACCAGACTCGGCCGCGGCAAGCGCCTCAGCCGACAGATTCGCCATCTGGCCGAGCAGGTGATGCGGCGGCGTCTGCGACACCGTGGCGATGTTGCGGATCGTCGCCTCAATCGACTGCAGATAGCCGGACAAATCGGTCTGGGAAAACTCGCCGAACTTGACGTCGGCGTCCTCGGCGACCCACAACCGGTCCACCGCGGCCTGGAACGGCGCCCGCGGCGACCCGTCCTCATCCGTCACCACCATGCCGGCGATCCACCGCTGCCGGAACGCCGCATACTGCTGCGCCATCAGCAGATTGAACGTCGTGGCGTTGAGCTGGTCCTGCATCTCGAACAGCGGTTCGACCTCGCCACGGACACAATCGTCACCGTCGAGGTCGTCACCGTTGAGGTAGCGGACCACCGGGCACACACCCAGCCCGTGCTCCTCCGCCGTGACCAGGCGCAGCTTCCCCGCCTCGGTCTCCCGCGCCTCCATGTCGTACCGGTGCGTGGCATCGTAGAGCCGCACCGACTTGACCTTCCCCTTCAGCGTGTTCCGGGAGGTCACCTCAAGCGCGAACTCCGGCCACTCGTCATCCACCGGGTCGGCGTAGAACGCGGTCAACCGGCGCGGCGACTTGGGCTTGATCACCGGCACCGGCTCACCCGGCAACACCACCGCATACGCCACCCCGTATTTGAGCGCGGCACGGTGCAGCCCATGCTGCCGGGCATCCATCCGGTTCGCCTGCCAAATCTCCCACGCCCTGGCGTTCTGCGACGAGCCCGCCGGCCGATACCCGTCCACATACAGCGCCTGCGCCACCACCGTGACCACCAGCGGCAGGATGTTGACGCGGGCCCGCCGGATCAGCCACTTGTACTCCTGGCGGGCACCCTTCGGCACATAGACGCTCGACGCCTCGCCCTTCATGTAGGCGGAGATCTTCTTCAGCCGCGCCTGCTCACCCTCACGCAGCTCCAGCAGCTTCGCCGCCGCATCCAACGCCTCACTCTTGGAGAGCGTCACAACCAGCCCCCCTCCAAGAGACCTCAGCTGAACCCGAACACCCGGCCCGACCGGGGCTTCGCCTTCGACTGCCTGGACCACTCCGCCGACCCCAGCAGCTTCCGCCGCACCATCCGCGCACCGACCATCGCCACCGCGGCGTCGATCTTCCGCTGCGACTCGCGATGCTCCTTGCCGATCGACACGCCCCACTTGTTCGGGCGGCGCCGCGCATTCACCACGTGCTGCCGCAAAACCCGGTTCCCGTCATGCGTCAGCAGACGGTCCCGGATATCCGTCCAGGAACGCTCACACGCCTCGGTGAACTCCTGCTGATGCGCTGGCGTCCGCATGTCCCACACGATCGGGTGCGGGCTCCGCGACCCCCGCGGCGCCGCATGAATCAGCAGGCCCGCGCCGTGCCGCTCGGCCCACGCATCCAGCAGCGCATCCCAATACCGCTCGCCGGTCTCATCCTCGCCACCGCCAGGGTCGGCGAAGAACCCCACCACCGACCACTCGGCGCACGCGCGGTCCACCCGCGCGTCAACCAGCTCCCGCGGCACCGACCACGGCACCTTGGAGTCCAAGCCGGGCGGGCGCTGCCAGCAGTCGATCAGGAACACATGCCCGTCGGACACGCAGCAGCCGACCAGCACCGTCGCATCATCCGACTTGGAGCCGTCGAAAAACAGCGTGATCTTCTCGCCGGGCTCCACCAGCCGGTCCTTACGCTCGCACGCATCCCACTCGTACGGCGCGACCCACGCGTCCTCGGCGGCGACGATCTGGTTGTACCAAAACCGTCGCGACCGGCTCGGCGGATTCCGCGGGTCCAAGATCGACTGGACGATGCCGTTGACATCCAGCCAGTGCGAATCCCCCCGCACCAGCTCGACCACCCGCGGCGCGGCCTCCGCAGACAGCGGAGCCTCCGCCGGCGCCTCAAGCGAGTCATACAGCAGACCCGTGTCCCGGGCCCGGCCCGCCGCCATCAGCTCATACGCCTCACGTGCCCGCTCCGCCACCGAGTCCTCACCCGGCATGTACGCGTTCGTGATCGCCAGCGCGCGCGCCATACCGTCCGACGACTTGGTCGCGTTACGCTCGATCACCGCGTCCATCTCATGGCCGCCGTTGGTGGCGAGCCAGTGATGCGTCTCGTTCTTGATCGTGAACGTCGGCCGGCCACCCTCGAGCGCACGCGGCGACGACGACACCGCCTCAATCCGCCGGGCACCCTTGAACGCGTAGATGATCTCCTTGCCGAGGTCGATCTGGTACCGCTCAAGCGCCGCCTTGGTGAAGATCCCCGGAAAGATCGTCATCGTGTTCCGGTTCTGATCTTTGCTCACCGCGGCGATCTGAATCCACGCCTCCGGATGCGGCACACCAGCCGGATGCTCATTCCCCCACGGGTCCCGAACCGTCCGCCCCGACGAGTCCAGCCGGCACGGCCCCACCAGCTCCGTCGCCGCCAGCGTCGCGACCAGCGGGTCCTTGCCCCAGCCCTTGATCCGCTGCAGCACGCCATCCCGGAACAGCCACCGGCCATCCTCGTCAACCGCGTACCACCACAGCACAAACCGCAGCTGCTCAGGCGTGTACCGCCACGGCCGGCCCGAGGGATGCTGCAACGCCTCGGCCTGCCACATCACGATGCTCCACCCGAGCGTGCGCTCCGGCAGATACCAGCCGCTCGGATGATCCGGGTCCCGCCGCCACGTCGGGCCGATCCGCACCGGCTCCAACGCGTCAAGATCAACAGTCGTCGTGTTGTCAGCCGCCGAGAGCGTCACGGTAATCGTCCAACGCGAGCACGCTGGCCGGCTTCCCGTCCTCAACACCATGCCGCTCGAGCTCGAGCCGCGCACGACGCCGCGCACCCTCCGTCGTCAGCAGCTCGGTCATCGCTGAGGAGACGGCGGCAAACAGCTGCGCCGAAAACCGGGGCGCCTGCAGCCCGCGCGACATGGCCTCCGCCACATACACCGCGGTCGCCACATCGGACGGCTCGTAGAAGACCGCCTGACCCGACACCTGCAGCGACTCGTACCACTCGCGCGCGATCGGGTGCCAGTCCTCGTGGGCCGGCGGGAACTCCACAACGGCCACACCGGCAGAAACCTTGGTCACCTCGCCGCCTTCCGGCTTGTTCCGGCGGCGGCGCTCCTCGCTCCGCTTGGGGACAGGGCCCCTCGGACGTGCCATCGATTCCTCCCATGTCGGGACGTCCGCGTACCCCATGCCGGGGCACAGCGGTTCAAGATCAAAGTCCTGCGTGAGGCAGGGGTGAGCTCGGCGCGCGGCATGCCACCTCACGCCGATTACGCAGCGTGTCGCGACCTCACAACCCGTACAGACAGCGAGCTGCTATACCGGCCCGGTCGAGAAAAATTTGGACAAAGGGGGGCATACCCACCCATATGTACACAGGCGTGCGCACGGCGCGCCGCGGTGTTGATCTTGGTCGCTCGAGCCGGTTTATGATCTTGGTCGAGCGTGACTAGACGATCTTGATCGGCCGACCTGCAAGCGATCTTGGTCGAGGTGTGCCGCAGCAGGCCGGAGGCGAGGCCGCGCCGGCACGCCTGCTCGAGCGTCAGGGCTCCTCGTCGTCGGCCAAGGTCTCTACATAGCCCTGCTTGATCATCTCGGCGCCGATCGTGACCAGGCCGATCGACTCGATCCAGCACATGCCTTCGGAGTGTGCGAAGCCGAAGACCGTCTCACCGTCCGGCTTGATGATCTTGCAGAGGACGACTGCTGAGGCGATGAGGTCGCCTTCGCCGAGGTCGAGGGTTAGGCCGAGGCCGTCGATGATGTGGCCGATCTTCTGTTCTGTCACGCTACGCCTTTGTTAGGGCTGGGAATGGCGGGCCGTCTGCTGTGCGGCCTGTTGTCTTGTGGGGTGCAGGCGACCCGCCAGCTTGTGGTGTTGATTTCGGAAGGGTTGATCTTTTTGACGCGCTCCCCGGCCTGAAGGCCGGGGATTCAGCCTGTGCCGCGCGTGCGGCACTTCTGTGGCTTCCTGCTTCACCGGGTCCTGCCCTCCGCTAGGCGGCGGGTCTTACGGTCCCTCCACAGGCGTTTAACCTCTCCGCCCGCCCGGCGGCGAGGATGTTCCTTGCAGCATTAACGTCCCGGTCGTGGACCGCACCACACGGGCAAGTCCACTCCCGGACGTTCAGCGGCATCGACTCTTGTAGCGTCCCGCATGCGGAACATAGCTTCGAGCTGGGAAACCAGCGGTCGATCTGGTGGAAGGTCCGCCCGTACCGGGCCGCTTTGTACTCAAGCATGGCGACGAACTGCGACCAGCCCGCGTCATGCACGCTCTTGGCCAGTCTCGTGCGCGCGAGCCCGGACACAGAAAGGTTCTCCACGTATACCGCTTGGTTCTCGCGGATGATCTGCGTGGAAAGCTTGTGTGCCCAGTCCCGGCGCGCGTCGGCCAACTTGGCGTGCAGCTTGGCGACCCTGGCCCGGGCCTTGGCCCGGTTCACGCTGCCCTTCTGCTTGCGGGACAGTGCCTTTTGCGCCTTGCGCAGGCGGCGTTCGGCTCGGCGGATGAAACGCGGATTGTCGATCTTCCTGCCGTCCGACAGCACGGCGAAGTGCGACAGGCCCAGGTCGATCCCAACCTCACCCGTCGTCTCCGGCAGCGGCTCGCCGGGGACCTCTACCACGAAGCTCGCGAAGTACCGTCCGGCCGCGTCCTTGACCACCGTTACCGACGACGGTTCGGCAGGCAGAGCACGGGACCAGCGGACTTCTATCTCGCCGACCTTGGCCACGTACAGCCGCCTGTTTGGGCGGATGCTGAAGCCGTTGCGGGTGAGTCGGATCGCCTGCCGGTTGTCCTTCTTCGACTTGAACCGGGGCGGGGCCACCTTCGGCCCCTTGCGCTTGCCCGTTACCGAGGCGAAGAACGCCCGGTACGCCTTGTGCAGGTCGTTGAGCGACTGCACCAGCACGACGTTGGACACCTCTCCCAGCCAGGAGCGTTCCGGGGTCTTCTTCGCCTCGGTGATCACCTGGCGTTGCAGGTCGGCGTCCTTGATGTACGGCAGCCCGGCCGCGTGGGCTTCCTGCCGTAAGCGCAGCCCGTCGTTGAATACCACCCGGGCGCACCCGAACGCCTTGGCCAACGCGGCGCGCTGACCGGCTGTCGGGTAGAGGCGGAAGTTGTACCGAAGCTGCACGGTACCCAGTCTAGCATTTGGTCTATGGCGAATGATTCCGACTATAGGCGCGGCAGACACGTTGTTTCAGCGCTCCACGTCCATTTGGTCTTCGTGACGAAGCACCGGCGCGGAGCGCTGACCGGCGAGATCCTTGAGCGCTGCGAGCAGATCATGCGGGACGTGTGCGCCGACTTCGAGGCTGATCTTGTCGAGTTCAACGGGGAAGACGACCACGTGCATCTACTGGTGCACTATCCGCCAAAGGTCGCCATATCAAAGCTGGTGAACAGCCTCAAAGGCGTCTCGGCCCGACTTCTGCGCAAGGAGTTCACCGGCCACATGAACCGGCACATCATGCACGGACACCTGTGGTCGCCGTCCTACTTCGCCGCATCCTGCGGCGGCGCACCCTTGGAGATCATCCGCCAGTACATCGAACAGCAGCGCAGACCACTCTAGGGATGGCCTAACCCCGCCCTGAAGGACGGGGCTTGCGGCCAAGATTTCGGGTCAGATGAGTCCGGGGTGTGGCTCCTCCGGACGCCGGCGCGGGATGCGCTTGGCCTGGGCTGCGCGGCTGCCCTCAGACGCGGATTTGCGGCGGTGGCAGTGTGGCCACACCCGGTCATGTATCGGCGCCAGGTTTTCGAGGGAGTGATCATCCCCGGGGATGATGTGGTCGACGGCGTCGGCGCCGGGCCCGTGGCAGACGTGGCATACGCCGTTGTCGCGTTTGAGTACGGCGGCGCGGCGTTTCGGCCAGTCTTTGGGGAGTCGGGCCCGGCGGGTTGAGCCGGCCCAGCGTCCGCTCGCCATCACTTGCCCGGCCGGTTGAGCTTGCTGCCGGGCCAGAACCCGTTGACTTCGAAGTGCCATTGCGCGCAGATGCGCCGTGCGCGTGAGTCGCCGACGTATTTGCGCAGGTGGCGGTGGCATCGGGTCCAGTCGCCGTCGGTGTGCCAGCGGATCTTGATGTAGCCCGGCTGGCCGGGCTGGGTCCAGTACCGCTTCAGCTGGTTGCGGTCGGCCGGGTTGGGGTCGGCCATGCGGCACCTCCCTACGGGTTGGGGGGTTACCTGCTGGTGGGTGGGTAGAGGGCGCGCCGGTCGGCCTGCTGCATCTGCTCCAGCTGCCGGAGCGCGTTCAACACGAGCCGGTCGATCTCGGCTTTGCCCTCGATGGACTCGTGCCGTTTGTTGGCGAGGGCGCGCACTTGGTTGAGGATGCGTCGGCCGCCGGTGCGTCCGGCCGCGAAGTCGTTGATGAGCCGCATGAGCGGTTCGAGTTCGAGGTCGGGTTCGCGCCGTACGGCGGGGACGCGGTGGAGGGCTTGGGCGAGCTCGCGCAGGGGTGCGAGTGTGCCGGCGGGGATTTGGGGTGCCGGGGTGTCGGGGGCGTCCATTTTCATGATCGCCCGGTCGAGTTCTTGGCGTGCGGCGGAGCCTTGGGGGAGGCGGTCGCGGATGTTCTTGACCGCGTCCAGCATTTCCTGGGTGGTTTTGCGGCCCGCCACGGCGTCGGTCGCGAGCCTGCCAAGCACGTTGGCGAGCGGCTCGCCGTCGACGTCCATGCGGGCGTCGCCGCCCATGTTGCGGATGGCGGTGCCGATGGCTCCGTCGTCGTGGTAGACGATTTCGTTGCCGGTGGCGGCGGCGACGCCCCATCGGTTGGGGGCGATGGGTTTGTCGGAGAGGCGTCCGGTGACGGGCGCGCCGGCGCCGTCGCCGCTCGGCCGGGTGGGTGCTGCCG